CACGAAGCTTAGAGCCAGTCTTACCATAAAGCTTGATAGTAGCATCTTCTTTATAGTCTTCAGGTGAACCGTAAGACCGAATGTTAGAAGGACCGTCATTTACCTTTCGTGCCCACTCTTCGAGTACAGCGCGCTGGCTGAAGTCTTCTTCGATCATTACAGTCGTAGTCCATTCTGCGAATGTTCGGTCACCAGCAATCTTCACTTTACGACCGAAGTAAGGAACTTCAATAATACCGGTCGTGAATGAAGGTACTTGTGATGACATACAAAGCAGATTGAACTCTTCACCCAAAGTCGTGACCTGCACTTCAAACAGGGCGGGACGATACCCACCCTGACTGAGAGCTGCTGACTTGAAGTTCTGTACGCTAAATGCCATTAGTTATTCTCCTGTTTTTTTCTTATTTATCTTATTTATCAGAATTGTCCAATAACTTCGGAGAATTCTACGCCAGTGCGTACAGCGACGAAGTTGAGCTGGATAAAGTTGATGCTTCGAGCTGGTTTGATGTAGATATCACCAACAAACTCGTTACGATCAATTACTTCACCAGTATTATTCGTCTCATCACAAACTACCGCGAAGTCAGTAATACCGCGGCGACCTTGTACATCTCGCAGATAAGGAGTTACGAGATTGACAAAGCTCGCTCGAGTAAACTCATCGTTGAATTCGAAGAGAGTAAACTTCGATGCGGTAGCAATCGCTTTCTCAAGGACAATGAAGAGGCGACGTACGTTGATTCGATCGAACGCTGAAGGCTTAGCAAGTAGCGTCTTATCACCGAACAATACGATACCTTGTCCAGGGAAGTTAACAACAGGGTTAACACCGTTCTTATACAGAATATCGCGTTCGGCTTTCTTGGGGTTCCAAGCGAGTTTAACAGCATTCTTGATTGCACCACGATTGAATCCAGCGGGTGACCACCATGGATCACGTGAATCATCAGTATATGCACAAAGACCAGCGATATCACCGTTTAATGGTACCCAGCGATACACATCGTTGTACTTATCATATTGATACTTATAACCACTATCGAGTACCGCGTATGAAGACGAACGTAGATTATTTCTAAATGCAACTACCTCTTCGGTAATATCGATAACACTGCCAACAACATCACCTCTAGCAGGAGAAATGAATGCTACGCAGTCTTTACGTCGTTCACAAAGATTATCAATTAGATAATTCGATACAGTGACATCATTTACACCGATTGACTTACCTCCGAGTACTAATGAAATATCATAATCTTCTGCAGATTTGAATAGATCATATGCTCTCAGAATATCACCGATGTTGCTAGTATCAGCTTCTCCAGGAATATCTCGTCCTGAATGGAATGATTTAGTAGTTGGAACAAGTGCTGTTGATGATGCGACTGTCAATGCAGTGGCTGAAGTTCCATAAGTTGAATCATTTGCCCACCACAACCATCGAGAAGATTGATTGATAACATCCTTATAGTAGAGATTACCACCATCTACGTTCTTAGCATCAGTTGCGCGTGACAAACCTTGCCATACTTCAAGAATAGTGTTGGGTACACCGGTGATGTCTCCATCTTCATCAACTACTACAACATGCAACTCGTCGTTTGCTGCAGTATTGCCATTTTCTCCAACATAAGTTGATTGACCTGGAGCACCTTCTACAAGATCCCAATAACCCCAAAGTCTGGTTATAGATTGTGTATCCGCTACCGTAATATTTTCTGTGGTAACGAGCGGTTCAGCAAATCTCAGAGTTGTGTTATTTGCGGTGCCGATAGGATCAATAGCAGTCAACTCAAGATATTGAATACCAACATTTGCGTTACCAAATTTCAGCACATCTCCTACGTTCATAGCGTTAGTCATAGCACTGACTTCGGTGTTTGATCCACCAGAGATGTTAGCCGTATTAGCACCTACAACCATACTAATTTGAGTATTTGACATAATGATGGTGCTAGTAAATGCAGAGGAACTATCACAAACAGATACTTTTAATGAGTTACCCAGCGCGCCGGGATACTTAGCAACAAAACACACACTATCATCAAAATTATCGTCAAGATCTTTTTCATAGTGATCTTCATTTTTGACAATATGATTGGCCAACGTTTTATTAGAAGCAAGTGGACTAGTGTTCGCGATCGCATTGAATGAATAACGCGGATCGTGAATTTCCCAAACATAAGTGCCAGTAACACCTGAATAAGTACCAGCTTGAGCAGTAATACGCGTTGAACCAGCTCGAGTTATAGTAAGATCACCAGTACCTACTGATCCAGTAAAATCGATGTGCGCGCCGCCTTGAGTTAGCGACAATTGGAATTCAGTCAGGTTGGATGCAAGATTTACTATGTAATAAGTTTCAGTAGGATCCAATTCGTCGGGAAGAGCTATAGTAGATGCAACAGTTACTGCTTCTCCCTCTAAAATGGTCATTGCTGTACCAACAGTAATTACACCATTTGCAGTATTACTAGTAATCGTTGGCAAATCGCCGGCCGGGAAATTAATTGTTGTAGTATCTACTGTTACGGCAGTGTCAATTGCAAAACCGCCAATTGTTGGTGCAATGATATCACCAGATGAAACACCTGTACTAGTATTAGCTTCTACAACAATGTAATTTTGTCCATTGATAGCATATCCAGAAACACGATTATCGTCACCAGTTGAGTGATGAGCGCGGGATACGTGAAGACGATTTGAATACGCTAAAAAGTTTGCAGCAGTAAACCAAGTTTCAAAATTATCTGAATCGGGTTTACCATATTCAGTTGCAAGTTCTGCTTCACTTACAACGAGTGTAGGCTTATCTACCGGACCCCACTTAAATACACCGCCAATAGCAGCGTCAGTAGTGGCAACGGCAGGGATTACAGTGGTCAGATCGATCTCTGTAACATTAACGCCTGGGCTTAATTGAAAAGGCATATTTTTGTTCTCCCTAAATTATTTTAATTATGTAAGATCGTACTTTTATTTATAATAACCGATATTTCAAAGTAACCAACTATAGTCATTCCCCTTAGCGGTGACCGGTTTAGGGTCCTCGAATTCGTTCTGACCGTCATCTATCATTCCAAATGGTACTAATTCACTGAACACTTTTTCCTCATTCATTTCTTTGAGGTTGATAACCGTATTTATATCGGTGAGTTCTTTGAAAAACCTCTGATTTGATAGCCAACCAAAAAGCACTAAACACATGACTAAATCATCATGATTACCAGGTTCGGCTTCATATGACGTTCCCTTTTGACTAAAAGTAGAGAACTCACGGATAGTTTCAAAATCATTGATGATCAGCTGATTCTGTTCTACTAATAGTTTGATCATAGAACAACCAATAGATTTGACAGACTTTGTAGTACGTATACCCTTATCTGCCTTCCCATTAAATCCTGCTACACCAGATAATAGCCGCTTACCCTCTCGCCCATTGTTTTCAGTGAGCAACATATTTTCATATTCGTATTCTTCAAAAATGATACCAGCTACTTGTTCTCCTATATCATTGACTTCAACGAGTATATTAGCATCGTTAAAATACTTTGCAGCAGCGTGTACAGCAGCCGCATAATCGACAGGTGTGATCATATTATTACGATATGCACCAACCTGTACGTATGGCATCTGTGAGATGTCGATGACTTGGAATGCCGAGTAATCTAATCCTTTGCCTCTGCTCACATCAACTACAATAACATAATTGCCATTTGGTTTTGGTTCTTCGTATACTATAATACCGCCAACTTCTTTTATTGCATCTCTGTATACGAGTTGTTTTAGTTTCCAACCTGATATTAATGTGCCAGATGAACCGAGGAATTCACACTCCATTTCTTGAGCAAACTTCTCAGTATCAAAGTCCATTGCAGCGAGCGTCTCTTCTCGCCATTTTTCGTCTCTGCCAGGTACATCAGTCCAAAGTACTTGTACGAACTGATACCCGTTCTTGCCCGCTTTCGCTCCTTCGCACGTCTTGTAGAAGTGGTTCAGACCGTGAGGAGTCGACGTCAAAAGAATTTTGGTTGACGTACCAGAAGAAATTGTAGGAAATACCGAAGCGAAGAATTCGTCCCAGTTCTCTACGAATGCTGTTTCGTCTATGTATAGAAAAGATACTGATTTACCTCGAATTGCTGATGATGATGTGGCAGCCGCTAGAATCTTTGAACCATTTTCAAATTCTACTGATCCTTTGTTCCATTCGATGACACCTTGTTGCAACCATTTAGGAAGAGCTTCATAAGCCGTCTTGATACGATCCAATATTTCTCTTGCAGCGTCTCCTTTATTTGCGAGCAAAGCAACAAGCTTGTGATCATTAAACAATATGTAATGAAGAATAAGACAGACAGCAGTCGTTGTCTTACCCGCTTGGCGGCTAGTAACCACGCATGTTCTTCTGTGGTCTGTAGTTTTTTTGATGATATCTTTTTGATATTCATAAAGCTTGATCGGTATGAGTCCATGGTCGACGTGAACAATTTGAATATACCGCTCAGCAAAATATATCGGGTCTTTCGCGCACTTGATGAATTCTTGGACCATTTCTTCGGTCCATTCAATCGTTACGCCTTTTCGCTTGAGGTTTACATTTCCAAGATAGGAGCGATAATCCTCAATATCTCGTATTTCAACTGTCATCTTTATTCATTAATTTTAATAGCTCGCTCGTAGAGCCCACAAAAAGATTGTTATTGACTGTTTCTTTCTTATCTTCTGGTTTTTCACCAGTAAGCTTTTGTTTCTTTTCGTGCATGCCTAATAGATCATTGTTCATATCGCCCATTGTTTTAATCATCGTAGCGAGTACTTCGTATGCTCGGGGGTGTTGTGATTGATCTGCAACAGCAAGAAGCTCGTCAATAGCACTATGACCTTTCTCAATTAAATCATAGAAATTTTGACGGACATATTTGGTATCGTTCTCTATTTCTTTGTCGGTTTCATGCAGAGATGGCCGATAAGTCGTGGGTAATGGTTTATCATCATCGATTTCAATAATCGTTGTTGATTTGACATCTAAAATGTCATCGAGTTGTGCATTATCTTTCATGTCTTTATCCTTCACTGATCAGGCCATGGATCATCTATAGTAACTGCAAAGCCGAAGTTCGAGTTAGCTGCAATTTGATCGGCATCGAGTGATACCAGATCAGGAGCAGAAATAGTCACTGCAGGTGTACTTGTATAACCGGACCCACCATTTGTTATAATTATTTGTGATACAGAATCTGAAGTATCGATAATAGCTGTAGCAGTTGCGTTTGCTCCGCCTCCACCTGTAATAGTAACAGTTGCTTCGCTATAACCTACACCGTCATTAACGATAGTAATATCTGTAACTTCTCCATCTGTAATAGATGCAATAGCAGTAGCTTGTTCACTATTCAAACTAGTATATATTGTTGGTGTATTGTTAGCTAATAATCCTGGTTGATTTATGATTCTAGCTGCAACATTGAGATCCGGATCTGTTCCGTTAGGCGCGAGAGTAATATCATCATATAATGTAGCATCGAAAATTTGTGTGTTAGCAAGGTTGATTATTTCTTGCTTATAAACTGGCCCGAAGAAAACACCTTTCATTGTAAAATCCAATTGCCATATCAATGCACGTCTCTCTTCGAATGATCCTTCATATACATCGTCTTGACTGACCGAAGTCAAAACCAATGGAATATCTAATTTGATATCGATAGGTGCATCATCGACGAGTTGAATTGTTGATGTCCATTCAGGTGTAAAGAACGGTAGGATCTGTTCGATAATACGAGTACCATCTGTTGTGTTCTTTACGAAAATAGAAAGTGAAAAATTAATGTCATACGGGACTGGATTATAGACATGTTTCTTTTTAGTATTGTCATCGGTAACCGTAGTAACGAAGCTATTACGCGTAGGTAATTTTCTTTCTGGAGCATAATTGAATCCTGTAATCTCAAATCCCATTCTCGGTAAAACGATAGAGAAAGGATTTTCTTGTGGATCTCTGTTACTGTCGATACCATCAATACGAGCCAAGAATTTTTCTCTTGGTCCATACGAAAGTGGTACCTTCAGTGACTGCTTTACATTACCTGCATTATCAGGACGATTGATCCAAATATCATTAAAGAGTGTGCCAAAAAGTATGACATACTTCCTCAATGTATCGTGGTAAAAAGTTCTTCCAAACATTAGTATCGCCCGTCGTCGCTAAATGGATCTGCTTCTGAGAAGTCAATAAATCCATCAGCCAAAGTTTCGAATGTGCCGCCATCATTAAACACATCATCTGGTTGCCAATCAGTTACTACACCTAGCGGCCGACCAGTATTTGCATCCATAATAACATTATTATTTGCATCGTATGTAACACCATCATCAGCATCTGCTACAAGTGTGTATTTCGTTTCAAGTGAATCAATTGCATCAACGCCTGTATTTAAATCTTCACCGCTATATTCAAACTGCTCGCATATTAAATCATAACACTGTAACGCGCCCAATTGATAGAAGACAGGAGCCTCGTGTTCTGCATACTTGATCTGATATATTTTTTCAGTAAGAGGGAAATAAATGATGTCGCCTTCTTTCGGTCTTGGTGAATCTTCGTAATCACCAATGACTTCATTATATCTTTTATTTGCTACTGTAAATGTAATTTGATCACGGATTTGAATATTAAAGCGTGATAAGAAATCACCTTCACCTTCAAATCCTTCGACGTTTTTGATGTACATCTCGATTTGATACGAATCGTTATATTGTGAAAGTGCATCAGAATTGAAGACATTATCGCGTGCCACGACTGTACGTGGACAGAACCAAACATCGTGTCCATATATTTTAATAGACTCAATGATCAGATCCTCAATAAGAGTCTGTTCAGGCGAGTTATAAAAATTATCAAAATATGGGTTTGTAGCCATGTACAATTCCTAGTTTTACAGTATAATTAGCTAATGCTAACCAATCATATCCATTACAGGCAGACTGTAGTTGCTGATCATCTCTTCTTCTAGTTTAGTGATTTCTGCCTGCGCTTCGTCGTAGATTTGTCTACCGTTAAACGTCACACCACCAGGTAATTGAAGTCCTTCGAATTTTGTAAGGTTTGTGCCCCATTGTCGTTTGATTAATTGCGAAGTATAATATTGTAGCCATCTATCCGCCCATACATCTGTGTATGTTGCTGGATCTACAAGTTCATAAGCTTCGACGAGTAAATATTGACCGACCTCTAAATCACCCGCTGTCTCGTCAATATGTAATCGATTACGATGACGATTATATCGTATTTGTGGTTTACCTACGAGCAATTCAGATACGAGAGAAAGATGTTCCATCGTCATATAGTAATCAATCAACGCCACATTCGTCAATGTGTAGAGATCATTCAGCGCGATCTGATAACGTATATTGAAGATATCACCGGATGAAGTATTAGGATCGCCGATTGGAAAAAGCTTTACTGCACCAATAATATTTTCTGGCAGATCGATGTACTTATTTGATACAGTATTAGCATCGATCTCGTGCTTATAATATATTTTCTCTGCGCCATCAAAGTGGTAGTCCCAGTAAAAACGCAACGCTTGGTCGATACGATCTTCTACTTGTGTATCGTCAACGTTGATTTCTATAACTGGCTTGCCAAGAGATCGGAGGCAATACTCCTTAAAGTCATCTCTCGTTGTTGGAACTGCCATTTGTTTTCTCCGTATTTCGTTATTTTATTTATGCTACTTTGGTGTAGATACGGCCGCCTTCGCCATAGTTATCTGGCTTTATCTTCACAACAATTTCTCGTATATCTTCTATAGTTGCCTTCATATTAGTTTCAGTCTTAACTCTAGCGATGATCTCGGTTTCTTCGGCAACCTGAGTAATTATATTTACCTCAGGTCTAATCTTAACATTGATGTCCATCGCGATGGCAAGGTCGTTGGCAGTTTGACCAATACCACGTACTCTTGAATTATTCTCAATATTGCGAATAGCACCAGTTATTAGTTTGACAGTTCTAACACCACTACTGAGTGCAGAAGAACTTGATACGAGATCACCTGTACCAGATACTATTGTTATGGTACGAGTACTAATACCTCTTACAGATCCTGATATACTTTGTGGTAGATTTCCATTAGTTGAAACAATCTCGCGTTCAACTACTCCGGAAACAGAGCTATTTGTTGATACTAGCGAAGTTGACTTATTTGTAACTTCTCTTTCTGCAATACCGCTGGCAATAGATGTTGTTATTCCGTCTATATCGCCTGTCAATACAACTTCGCGTTCTGCTATACCAGAAGCGCTAGATGATGTAGAAACAAGTGAAGTTGATGTATCTACAACCTTTCTTGTACCATCACCAAGTACTGAATCACCAGATACTAAATCACCGAAACCACTAATAGAAGTTATTCTACGTTTACCTACACCGTTAGCTACACTTGTTGAACCTTGTATGGGAGTAGCTTTCGAAACTATTGTTCGAATACCACTACCACTTGTACTAGCACCAACAGCTACAAGTGAATCAACTCCTGGTACTTCACGCTCAGCTATACCACTAATTGAGCCTGGAATTGATTGTGGTAAATCAGTAAATGTACTAGTAATAATACGTTCAGCAACGATCGGTGTTTGTACTATTGAAGTGGTAGCTACAACATTTGTAGAAACAGATATAATTGTTCTTTCGGCAATACCAGCAATAGAAGTACCAACTGTAATTAAACTACCATTTCCTGGTATTCTACGTGTGCCATCACCGACAACTGCGTCGTCTGCAACAAGATCTCCAAATCCGGTAATTGATGTAATTCTTCTTTCACCAACACCAGTTGCATTTGATACACCGACCGCACCATTACCACTACCAACTACAATACGTTCAACTAATCCGTTGACAACA